CTGATCTCTTTGTTTCCTCATTACAGAATAAAATTTTCTGTAATTAGGATTATTAAAATCAAGATCACCCATTTTAACGGAAGTGGGAGAATTTCCACCAATCTTACCTTGTGAACCACTACCACTTTGAGTAGCCATCACATGATGAGGATTGTTTTTTAAATATTCAGCTACCAAATCATTAACTGACATTGGTTCGCCTTTGTCTGAGTATCGTGGAGTTCCATTATCATTGATAACTTCAACTGCACCTTGATCGTTTAACTTAACATTATTTCTAAGTAACTGTTTAACTTCTGCTGGTTTAACAGCTTTCAGTCCACTAGCTACATTTACTAATGTCTCATCTATACGAATCTTTTTTAATTCAGATTCCAACGATTGAATTTGTGAATCCTTTTTTGATACTGTTTCCTTCAGAACTTTATCAAACTCACCACGTTGTTTGGCGATTTCTAGTTCCTTATCTTTTTTTTCTTGAAGTAACTTTTTTGCTTCTTCAATATCTATTCCATCAAGTTTATTAGATACAGTTTTTTTGTATCTCTCTAATCTACGTTGAACTATTTGTTCAAGTTGATCTGCTGTAAACACTTTGTTTTCAACATCTTGATTTTCAGAAACTTCTACTCCAGCATTTTCTTGAGATGCTGTATTCTCAACCGAGTCTTTTTTAACTTGCTCGTTCATAACTTTACTCCTTCTATATTGTTAAGCTTATCAAATATCAAGAAGATTGCCTAAAAGCAATATTAAATTGTAGAATTCCCATTTGAATCAATCCAACTTGGATCTATTGGTTGCCAACTGTGTCTGCAATTATAACCACCTCTAACTATGAATGGACTTCCTTGATCCCTACCTTGTGCTGGATTATCAGCCCATATTTGATTGATTTCATCTTCAGTATAAACTTTGTTAGCGTGTTTTATGCAGAAATCTCTAGAGTCTTTCATTAAAGAACCATAATACAAAAAGCTAGTTAAACCTGCTTCATCTGCTCTATACTTAGCAAACTGTCCATCAAATCCCATGATAGAATCTTGTACTATTAAACTTGCATATTTAACAAAGCTATCTCCTTGTGAAGTTCGCCCATAATTTTGTTTAAGTTCATCTACTGCTGTAGCTACTTCAGCACCATTAGGATTGTTAGCTATATAATCTACAAGTTGCTGTGCTTTAGCATTATCTGAATATTGATATATGCCATTAATTTTATCTCTTATTGTTTGAACCATTTGTCCAACTGATCTACCCACTAATGTAGATTGATAAATTTCTTGTGCTAAAGTATTTGTAAATTCTGTTCCTAAATTTTTAAAGTTAGTAAATGCTATCTTTTTTAACTGTTGAATAGTTTCTAAATCTACTTGTGTAATTTGTTTAAACTCTGGTGGTATAGGAAGTTTACCATAACTAGCTACAATAATTCCTGCAATCTTATCGTAATCTTTAATAAAAGTTTCTACAGGTTTTAAATAAAGGTTTTCAATTGCGTTCTGTAGTTTTGGTCTTAATTCAATAGCTAATCTAGTATCAAATAATGTTCCAGTTTTTGTAGGAAGTTCTGAAGCTATATTAACAACTTCTTGTTCTAGTCTTTGTAATGTTTTGTATAAAAGTTCTTGATGTTTTGCTTCTAGAGAATTTAATGCGTTCTCTCTGATTAATCTTAGCTGTTGTAAGATATCTTGTGCCACATTAAACTTTTGGTAATGTTATTGCTTCTTGTGGGAATGTTCCCATAGCAGTTGTTTCACCATCAATTTCAGCGTTAATAACTTCTAATACAGAATTATCTTCAATAACTGTTTTAGCTATTTGTTTATTAATCTCTTTAGCAAATGTATCTGAAGGTATGTTACTTGCTTTAGCTGATTGTAATAATTCTAAATCAGTAGCCCAATCTCTAATGTCAAATGATTCAGGATATTCTATTTCTCCATCAAATACAGTCTCTTGCCATTCAGCAAATAATCTCCATAATTGTTCTTCAGCTAATTGTATAAGCTGAGACTTTTCAGATAGTCTTGCATTTAATAATTCAAATTCAGTTCTTAAAGCAATACCAGATTGTACTCTTTCAGCAGTTGCTCTTAAAGTTCCTACATGAGTTAAACGATTAATTGCTTCTACTTTGTGATTAATTGATCTTAGTACTCCATCAAGATTACTTCCGTTTGGTTGCAAAATATATGGTTTTAAATTTGAGTCCAAGTTTTCAGGCATTTCAATAATAGAACCAGCACCTGCACCAGCATCAGTATCTTTTGTTTTAACTAATGATGGGTGATTAGATAGTCTAATGATTTGTTCAATCTCAGATAGTTCATTGTAAATAGATTTTTGTAAGTCAGCTACATCATTTAAATCAGATACACCTAGTCCTCTTATTGGCGATCTTTGATTGTATAAAATAACTGCTGGTATTTTCATTAATGGATTTGGAACTGAACTAATTAATTTTGGTTCGTCTCTATTCTTAGAAGAAATAAATACTGTATCAATCTTGTCTAAAAACCAAAGTTTATATACTTCTCCATCAGCAGTTTGTTCTTCTCTAACTTTTAAATAGTCTAAGTAATAATAACCAGCATTGTTTCTTGTGTAGTTCCAATCAAGTATATTCTCAGGTGTATAGATATTTAGATATGGTCTTATTCCTTGATCTAATTCTTCTGCTCTAGTCATTACGTTTGTAGATGGCTTATCCATAAGTAACCAGACATGACCATATACTGAAGCGAATCTTTGTGCTTCTCTCATTAAAGCGTCAAACGATCTACCTTCTAAGTCAGCATCGTGCATAAATTCTTCAACTGATAAATCTTCTTCTAAAGAACCCATTTCTCTTGTTGGTTCTACTCTAAATAAAAATGATGAATAAATATCTATGATATTTCTACAGTGATTATCTAAAGGCGTGAATTGAATTCTTTTATAATATTCGTTTTCAAACTCTAACATGTAAGCTTGTAAGAATTTACCATCTGCATATTCTTTACCACCAAGATAACTTCTAATAAAATATTCCCATCTTGGAATCATTCCTTTGTAATGCTGATGTTGTGCTTCTATATCTTGTCTTGTGTATGACATTATGAAAATCTTTTAGGTTGTGATTTAGGTAAGTTTGAAGTGATTGGAAATAAGTAATCTATTGCGTAGCCTAATGCGTCAGTCATGTGATCGTAACCATTGTTTTTTTCTGGTTGATTTGTTCCTTCTTTGTACACTTGTTTCATTAAACTATTTAGTAATGTTTTACAAGAATGATCTATAAACAAAGACCTTTTCCCATCAAAACTCTTTAATTTAGAATTAACTGAATTAATCCTATCCCTAATTAAAGGGTGGCTTGATTTACATTTAACATTTAAACCAGCGTTTTGCAATATAGTTAAGTCTGTTCTAGCACCAGCAGAAGTTTTACGTTGTCTTGAAGCTGGATCTGGATAAACTATTATTTTTTGTTTAGGATATCTACTAGTTAATTCATCTACAAACTCATCAGTATTAGAACTATAAATAACTATCTCATCAAATATTTCTACAACTCCATTTTTAACATGGAATAAACAAGCACTCATGGGATCAATGTTAAAATCAAGTCCCAAGTGTATTACGGCATCTTTATCATATTTACATTCTTTAACATTTAATTCTCTATCAAAATTGTAATAAACAACACCAGCATACGTTTCAAATGAAGCTAAATATTCTTGTCTAAATGTACGTTCATCTAAATCCTTCATGGCTTGATTAATTTCAACTTGATCTACCTGACCACCTTCTAATGTTGTGTATTTAAAAGACTTCCATTCCTTATCTTCTCCTAATCCTCTTTGATAAATGTTATATGACCAACTTCCAAATCCTCTAGGAGTACCAGTAAATAATACATGACCATTAACGTGCTTATCTGATATCGTTGGTCTTAATACTTCAGTCCATGCTTCTTCAGGTATATCCGCAAACTCATCTAATACTAAAAAGTTTAATCCTACGCCTCTTAAATTGTCTGGTGATTTATCTGCACCTTTTAAACTTATTTGACAACCATTCTTAAGAATTAAAGTTAAATCAGATTCATTAGTGTACTTAACCCAACGTGATTCTGTTACCTTTTTCTTTAAGGGTTTCCACATTATTTCTTTAGACATTCTATACGTTGGACTTACATAGAATATCTTGCCATTATTATTTCTTGATGCGAATCTTAATAACTCATACATAGCTAAATGAGTTTTGCCAAACCTTCTACCAGTTATAAGAACTCTAAACCTATTTGGACAAGTAAAGACAGATCGTTGTGCTTCACTAAACATTAGTTATTTGATCTTAAATGTTTCTCTAAATCTGCTTCTAATCTTTTAATGATTAAGTTAAGTCTTTGTACTTCTTCTTTGTTAATGTCTGCTTGTTTCATTAGTTCATAAATCCTAACTTCTAAATCGTGGCTTCCTCTCATTTTTCTATCTATCATTTTTGGTTTCTTCCTTTCACACATTGGTTCATTCCTTATTGTATTTCTTAGTGTTTAAAGTTATTGGTGTTTTTGGTTTTTTAATTGTTAAGTTATGTTTTTTCATTAGCAATAAAACAGTACAGTTATTACAAGCTTTAATATGTTGCTCTAGTTTATTATTCATTGGCTTTTGGCAAAAGATACATCTCATAGTATATCAGTAATTGGTAGTGGACTAAAATCTTCTCCTATGTTCTGGTCATTTTGACCTAACATCTGTTTACCTAGCCAAATAAGCATAGTTGTATTACCAGTCATAGCCACGTCAAATTGTTTCTTCCTAAGTCTAATTTTTCCGTCTGATTTCCCTTTTGCTATTTCTACCGAATAATTATTTGAGAGAGTATCAGGATCACATTTAAAAAAGTGTGCCATTTCTTGAATTGTACAATGATAACTTGCTAATGCAGTAACTTGCTGTCTATCTAGAACGATAGCAGGTCTTCCAACTTTTTTCTTTTGCTCTTTATCCATAATTACCGAGATGTCCTCGTACTATGGCTATTACTACCTTTTTAATGATTTGTAAATAAAGTCTAATAATTTAGGATTTTGATATAAAACGTGGCAAATACCACTTCCTAGCGAATTACATACTATTTCTTCAGCTTTTGCAGGTAAATCTATTTTATACTCATCATGTAATAAATGGAATACTTCATGTAATATTGTATTAGTCATTTCAATATCGCATAGTGATTTATCTAAAATGATTTGGTTTTTATCTGGGCAGAACTCGCCAAAGATTTTCTTTTTCTGTGCTTCTGATTTTTCTATGTATTTTAATTTTACAAGTCTGCTTCCAAATACAATGTTATTAGGTAATGTCATTTACAAATTCTTATAATTACAGCTAGTATTGAAACTAATATCACTAATAAAACTATACAAACAAAGAAGTAAGTCATTTTTTCTTTTTAACTGTTTTTTTTGGCACTCTATATGTTCCTTTAACTCGTTTGTTTGTTATTAAGACTCCAAGACTTGATGATGTAGTTTCATTTGCCATTATATTTTATGTTTAATTTTATTAATCATTCTTATTAATTCTATTCGGTATGTTTGTGAAGTACTAAAATTATCAAGTGTTTCAGCTAATCTAACAGAATCTTTAGTTTTAGTTCTAAGATTTCTAAAACCTGAATAATGATGGTTAGTATTTAATATATTAATATAGTCTTTAACTGACTGGCATTTAGAATGATATGTTTTAATACGCCAATTAACTCCATCATGTTGTTTAAGTGGTAATATACCGTTTTTTGACCAAACTCTGACACCAAACAATGCGTTTCCTTCCGTAGCAAATCTACTTGTTCCATGATTAGATTCCACTATTGATTGTGCTATTATTAAAGTTGTTGGTACTCTTAGTTTTTCATCTAAGTCTAAATTTATATAAGCAATACACTTCTTCATGCTTTCTATAAACTTGTCATTTGAACTTGTTTCTACTTTAGGTTCAAATATGCCTATCTTTTTTATTTCGTCTATTGTGTTTTTTCGTATTTGGTTTTTTGTTTCTTCATTTGGAAAATACGTTCCAGCTAAAAATACACAAAGTAAAAATAAAGCGGTTATTGTATAGTCGTAGAGTTTCTGCGACATAAATTCAATGTTCATTATTTATGGTTGGTTATGATAACCTTCCAGCAATATGCTTATCTGATTAGATTATTCTTCGTCAGAATCTTCTTCGTCTTCTGATAAATCATCATCATCTTCTTGATCTTCGTATGAGTCATCTTCGTACTCATCAAGTGATGCTTCTATTTTGTCTCTGATTTTTGCGTTCAGGTCGTCTGCCTTATCCAACAACTTTAATATTTGCTCTAGTGTTTTGTCCATAGCAATTACTCCTTTGTAGGTTAATGTTTTCTCAATAGATTAATAATTAAACTATTGCAATATATTTTATTTAAAGTGATTTGTTTTATATTAAAAGTGCAAATAACCTATTGATATTAAACACTTTTTTTAATTCTGCTATCTCTTAAAGAGATTTGTGCGAACTTACTTTTCCTGCTGTTATTTCTTTTGCATAATAATGGGTATGTATTTAATAAATAATTTGCAGAATATTCTTCGTGTTCTGAAGTGCGATATAATTGCAATCCACCTTTTTCTGTATAAATTTTTGTTTTTGGTGCAAGATAATCAAATCTTATAAGACCACCATCAGCTATGTAATATTTTAATGTTCTTTCATAATCTTCTTTTGTTATTCTTTTGTCATAACTAACTAATGCTTTATCTTCGTGGCTATTAATC